GCCTTTTAGCTTTTCTGCCCCATTCTGGCGGATATTTACTGTTGCGGTATAAATCTTTCCCTGTATGCCTTCAAGGTTTGATTTTATGCTTCTCGCTTTCCCTGTGGCGTTATCTCTAACACCCACGGTGGCGGTGTAGCTACCTTTTATGCCTTGCAGGGAATCTTTCGCCTTGTCTACGCCTTTTGCCATTGATAAAGCCGACTTTTCAGCGCTTCCCATAGAACGTTCCACACCTTTTATGGAAGCATCCGCTTTGTCCATGGCGACTTTTGCAGCGTTTAGGCCTTTACTGACATTTTTAATTTTGGCAGAAAGATTATCTCTTAACTCTAATACCGCTGTTAGTTTTCCTACGGTTCCATCACTCACAGTTTTTACCTCCCTCCTGCCATTATTTGTGCCAGCAATTTAAGTTTCTCTTGCTCTCTCTTTCTTTCTTCAATCATTGCCGTATAGCAAAAGATTTTATCCATTTCGGATAAGTGGAAGAAATATTCAAGAGTATGCCCTTTGAGAACAAGGAAGGCGGCCGTTTCCGCTTCCCAATTCTCATTTATTAGTTTTTTACTTCGTTATGGATTTCCGTGTGGATGTTCTTGCGTGCGCCTACCAACTGCGTGATAGCGTTGGAAATTGCGGCAATTTCGCTAGCTTGGAAAATCTTGTCTACAATGTCCGTAGGTTCCATGCAGCCATAGGCTTTCAACAGTTTGGAATCTTTCAGATCCGGTTCAACCACGGAATTAACAATCAAATAAGCATCACTATCTTCTACGCCCAACGCTTCAAGGATAAAAGCACGGGTAGGCAGTTTAACAGTCATAACACCCGCGCTGGTTTCAATATCATAAAGCGCCTTCTTAGCGTTTTCGATTTCCTCTTTTTTGTTAATCAATTCAGCAATAGAAATAGCCATTTTGTTTTTCCTCCTAAAAAATTGCACAACAAAAAGGCAGGTGTTACCCTGCCCCCTTGCCATGCTATTGCATTATTCGCCTACGGTTTCAATGAAGGAAGCATCCTCTGGCGTGAAGCCAAACGGGAATTCCTTTTCTACTACCTGGCCTTTTTCAAAATTCATCAGCGCCAATTCATTGAACCATACGTTATCAATGGAACAACGCTCTTTCTGTCCGTCTACCGCATCCGGGTCGTCAATCAACCCAACAAGGTTTGCGCGCGGGTCGCGGCCGTTCTTCCATTCTTCAAGATACTGATTGATATTGCGGTTAATAACAGATTTAATCGTGAACGAACCTTCACCCGTCAACGAAACAATCTTGCTATCTTTGGAATTACCAATCAGTACATCTTCACGGTCGGCAACTACCTTTGCTTCAAACTTGGAAATTTCAAAGAGAAGAACGCCATCCCACCAAACACGGCCGTGTGAACCGTTCCAACGTCTACGGCCGCGGTATGTTACATCCTGCGAATCTCTAGCCATATTCTATATCCTCCTTATTACATCAAGAAAGTTACCTGCAAATCTTCCATTGCGTTAACAGGGGTTACACGGCCTGTCAGATAAACATGCGTACCCGTGTTATATTCGCGAATCTGCTGAACGCTCAAATCTTCCGGTTTATCCAGCCCCTTCAAGGTGATGTAGTCCTTCTGGGCGGCTTCGTCAATATCCACCGTGTTAACGGCAGTTTCAGAAGCATCCAAAACATTACCTTTAAGGCCGCGGAAGTACACCAGAATAGCGCTAATGAAAAGCATCTTGTGGTTATAATCGTTGATGATTTTACCCACATAACTATTCTTGAAGGTGTCGCGAATATCATCCGTAATCATATCAACTGCTTCCACAATCTTGATATAGCGGAAATCTTCGCCAACATCCGTTGTAAAGGTGTGCAGGGAATTGCAAGCGCGGGCAATCTTTACGCCGTTGCCGTCGAATTCATCAAACAGGCACAACTCGCCATCATCAATAGCGCTGTTAATATCTTCGTAGGTATCACAGTCCACAACCTCACTAAGTTCGTAGTAAGTTGCAGAACGGTCAAGCGCAAGGCCAGCAAGAATACCGGCAATACGCGCCGTATACTGTGCCGCGGTGTAAACAATATACTGCGGGATAGTATTGGGAATCTGCGTTGCATCACCGCCAGCCGCGTTAAGTGCATCCGTATATTCCGGATTGACTACACGGATATTGCCCGTAGTCAGATTTACAATACCCTTATCATCAGCGGCAGTATTGGCAAGAACCGCCTTAAAGGTTTTACGGTTCGTGTTACGCTGCGTTTTGATCCAGGTGGAAAGGTCGGTCATTTCCTGCGTAGTGCCCGTAGGAATGCAGATATAATTCCACTTGACGGTGTAAATCTGTTTCAGAATGTCGGCCTGGTCAATGCGGTTTTCACCTTCTGCAACGGTAACATCATCATTAGGAATCGTGTAGAGAAGCACCTTTGCAGGCGTACCCAACAAGCACTTTTTGATAATGTCAACGTTGGCATCCGTCAGCCCCGTTTCCGGAACATCCGTTACATCGTAAATCTTGTAGAACTTGCTAACATTCGTGGTTTCATTTTTCAGAATCATCACCACGATACCGCGGGCGCTACGCTGAATAGCGCTTACAGATTTCGTTTTGAAGTCAATAATGACTTGTGGCAGTCCCAAACTCATGTTTTTATTCCTCCTCGTCCATGTCTATCTCTGTATAACCGTTAATATAGAGAACTTCCATAAGGTCGCAAGGCTCCTCTGGTAAGTAATCTGTAAAATCAAGGTCAAACTCATAATGTAGAATATCGTCCACAATATGCGCCATAACTGATTGAACGGTTATATACCTATCGCATACATGAAAAACAGGCCGTATGGCGGTGTCTAGCGTGTCTATGGCATCATATAGCCTTGAACGCTTAACCCTGCCTAGCGTATCCGGCGCAAGTGTTAGGGTTATGTCAACGCCTATCGTCCTGTCAAAATAAACGGTGTCAACCGTCCGCCTTTTAGGTGCTAATTCCACATAGAAGTAATCTTCGTCTGCTTGTTCTATGCGGTCAAAATGTACGCGATAACCATTAAAGTTTGCTTTTAAGAGGGTAGCAATAGCCGCCCTTAAATCTTTAGCTGCTATCAATCAAAATAACCCCCTTAATATTTCGGAAGCATCATCAAAGAAGTTTTCCTCTGTTTCATCCAAAGCGGTGTGCAGCATCTTTTTTCCTGGCACAACTTTTCCCGTATACTTGCCGTGTATCTTTACGCGGTGCCCATATTCAACAAATATTGCATAGTCCGCGTTGTTGTATACCTCGGCCGTGGTAGGGGATGTTATTTGCGTTTTCCAATTATTACGCAAATACCCTGTATCAACGGGTGTATTCTTTGCCGCCCGCCCTTTTAGCAGTTCAGCTTCTTGCGCTAGGATAATGCCTGTTTTCGCTGGCGCTTTGGTGGATATTTCGTTTAGCTTCCTTTGCAGTTCGGCTATGCCGTTAATCGTTATACCCATTCCCCGCCTCCTTTACCTGCTTTACAGGTATTTCCTGGTGAGTCGGATATACAAAACGCTTACCAGCATTCATAATGAAGTTCTGCCCGTTATGCGTTATCTTGATTATGTCGTTTTCCAAAATCGTATAGGATGGATCACAACATAACCGTAAGTCTACGATTAAATTAACGGCCTTATCCGTCTTGTCTTGCGAAAACTCCTTGCCATACTGTGAAAGCTTGCACGGAATATCTACATAAACTTCTGTTTCTTCCTCGCTATAATCATCCGAACCATCATCATCAAGGCATTTTTTAAGCCTGTATACGGTGGCGGTATCAAGATACATTATGCGATTTAATAGCCCTTGCAACTTTGGGTAATTAGGCATTATCTCCAACCTCCTACCCGTCTATATAAGTTAAGCTTATTGCGGATAGTGCCAAAGTCATTATCTGCCATTGTTCCAGCCGTTGCCGTTGCGGTAGCGAACTGAAACTCTGTGTCGTCCATCTTGATAGACTTTAACCCTTTTGTGTCGCTGGTGCTATCCTCTACCCGTTTAACAAGCAGGTCAGCACATGTATAAACAAGGGCTTGCGGGAAATCTTCACGGTGGCAGTAGTCAAGCACATCCATAACAAGCTTGTTCGCATATAGCGTGTAAACATTGTCACTTTCGGTGCCTTCATCATGTAACAATGCCTTTGCATTGCTAACAATCTGTGTTACTGCTTCCGTTGGTTCAATATAAGCCATTAAATGCCCTCCCTCCTTGAAAAATAGGCATAATAAAAGCACCTTGCTTTTTGCAAAGTGCTTCAAAAACATCCATTAAAGCTTCACGCCGTTCTCTAGCGCTGAATTATAATCAGCTTCAAGTTTTGCGTAAGCCTTTTTCACATCTTCCGGCGCATCCTCTTTTACCCCTATTATATAACCATCTTGATCATATATAGCAAATTCACAAATTCGCCCATAATTATATTTTTTCAAATCCATCATTTAAGACAACTCCTTTTTTAAGACTTGCCAAATCATGCGGCTCATTATGGCAGCTTTTTGCCCATTTGCCATATAATCACATACGGCTTCAGCTAGAGTTTCACTCGCATTCTTGCCAGCATACCTAGATACTTCCCTAACAAGCTGGTCTTTGAGTTTATCTTTTCCGTCTGGCGTTTTCTTAGCCAATAGCATTGCCTTATGCACAACGCCCTTTGCCATTGTGCAATCTTTCCACGCAATGAGTCCAAAGATTGAATCTAGCTGATTGATATTGATAAGCGCCAATTCTAACATGTGCCCCGCTTCATGTGCCCCCGTTTCAAGTACCCCTGTGTTTTTAGGGTGCCATCCGGAAGCAGCATCCGTTTTTATACACGTTAGATTTTTGGCATCTGTGAAATATGCAGGGTTAAATGCAATGGTTCCGTCATTAGTGGCGCTCATTATTCCTTCTGCCCTTGTTGAAATCTTCTTCAAGGTCTGTTTGGCTTTCGGAAACTCATTCAACACGTTTTCAATACCGCGCGTTGCATCTTTTACGGATTGGAAATCCAACGCCTTTACAGAATCATCAATAGAAACGCCGTGAACCTCCTGCCAATACTTCACTAATTCTTCATGGCTGGTGCATTCAGTAATACTTTTCCTTGACTCAATTATACCACCGTCATTACCACCTTGAATAGGTGTTTTTGGTGTATACTTTGCCAAATCTTCCTTAAAACCTGTTTCATCAGCCCATCTTGTCAACGCCTTAGTGTGGTCAATATAAACGGCCTTGTAATCATCATAGGTCATTTGTTGGGGGACATAAATGGTATCGCCTTTATTGTCCCTTGCTATCCTAGTGCCTGCTTGCCCGCCTTTACCACGCCCCAAACTGCCTATAATCGTGCTGCGGCAATGTGGGTGTAACGGTGGCAGATTGTTGCCAGGGCTTGCTTCTTCAACGGGTATTATCTGCCCGTCACGCGCCCTGCAAATCTTACTTGTACGCTTATCCAGCGTTGCAACGTATTCATAAAAGCCTAACCCGCTATCTTCAATGCTCTTTAGGTTAGCTTGGTTATGAACGTAGTTCAGTTCCGTTCTAACTAGCCGTGTAGCTTCGTACTGCCCTACATTCATTCTATCCTGCACCATCTTAGATAGCTTTGGAACAGATAGCCCTCTATGAATACCATCTTTAACCGTCTTTTGTATGGTGTTGGCAAGCTGTTTTTGGTTTTTCCATATCCGTTCTGAATAGTTTTTACCACTCCACGGATTTTTCACAACCCGTTCAACTGCTGCACTATCTAGCAAGCTAATAGCGCCCTTTATACCTGCCGTTTGCCCTATATCAAAAAGCCCTTTGTAATAATTGTCCTTGTACGCATCCTCTAAGAATGCTTTCATGGTACTACTAGACTTTTCACCTAGGTTATGCAGTTCCTTTAGGGTTTCACTATATAGCTTTTCTAAGCGTGAAATACGGGGGCGCATTGCCAGCGTATTAAGTTCCTTTAGTATGGCATCATTACCATTTGCTAACTGTACGTAGCGTTCTAGGTCGTAACGCCATTCCTTGAACTCTTTACCTTTTAGCAGCGCCCTGGCATCTTTTACGCTCAACCCGTTTTCTGTTGCAAACCTGCCATATAAGGCAGCAATATTGTTCTGTATGGCTTGGGCGGCCTGCCTGTATTGCTCTGCTAATTCGTTTTCAACCGTTGAACGGCTTTTATCATTCCAAAAGGCTTCACGTTCTATGGCTCTGTCGCGCCAATATTCCGCGTTGTCTTTGTCTTGCCGTTGCCTTAATTGCGTTCCTTTATACAGGTTCCTTTTCCGCTTTTTAGCCATTCAGAACACCACCATTATCAGCCAATCTTATGTTTGAAGGCTACCATGCGAATTGCTTTCGGCTCGTATACGCGTTCCCAATTCTTAGCGTTGGCAAGTTCCGTGCGGGTTACGTTTTC